GCTTCACCAGCTGAGACGTCCGTACCCGGGTCCCGCAACCATGACCCGCAGGGTTGGCCCCCCTGTGAGGCAGCGATGTATGGACCCCACTGGTCACATCAGCCTCTTTCACCAGGTGTCCGCTGGAGGCCAACGCTGCTTTCGCAGACGCCGCCGTTGGACTAAGGGTTGCTCCCCACTCACTTCCCCACACCCCGAGAGTTTGTTCCGTCTGGCATGAGGCAAGACGGGTGATGCTAGGAGGGGCTGGGGGCTAGTGCCAATTGTGGCGACCCCCCACTACACCCCTGGGCAGACCAGAGATCTATGCTCTGGAGAGGTACCGAGCATCGGCCACTGACAGAACGTCCCCTTCGGGATAGTCGAATGTTGGGATGGCCTCCCAGCTCTCGGGGCCAATCACATCAACAAAAGACATATCACGAATCAGTCGGTCCTCCAGCACCTTCTGCTCGACACTGCTGACACCAAACGCGGCCTCAAAAGAGACCCTAGCCGCCTCCGACACGCGCACTGTTCTCACCTTCTGGATGATATCCCAATGACCCGCAAGCTTGACGGCCTCAAGAACGTGGCCTTCCAAGTAGGGTGTGGGGTCTCGGTAGTCCGGGATGTCCGCCAGGAGTTCTACGGCCCGTTTATAATAGTCTTGCAGCACAGGCAATCCTATCGCCAGATACAACTCCCCCTGTGCGATCGCTTTCAAGACCCTAAGGCCATGTCGTCGATCAGCATAGTGCTTATAGCCACTAAAAGCACAGCTCAACTGCTTGTGGAAATCACGTACCATGACGTAGTGTTTTCCGTTGAACACAGGTTGACTTTGTCCAAAGACACAGCGCTCAAAGGTGGTCTCAGGTTTCTCGACTTCCATCTCCTGGGACGATACCCTGGAAACCAGGGTGCCAAACTGGGAACGAACCAGGCTGGCTTCCTTCCCTTCAACAAAGAAGAGACAGTTATCACCGTCCACGAGTAGGTCGTATCTGCAAGGCCTAGATTGCTGGTAGATTTTCATCACGGCCCGACAGACAGCTAGCATGATCAAGGAATTACCAAGACCGGTGTTGTAATCACCGCTAGCTCGACACCCCTCCCGGTAGAACCTAGTGCCACATAGAGTCCTCCCTTTTAGCTCCAGTTGGTGCCTCAAGAGTGACCGCAGCTTCTTGTCGCCACTATGCGCTGCTAGGTAAACCCCGTGCTCACGGTATAGGTCACGCTTTGTCACGTGTGCCTCGAACCGTTTGCCGTCCACCTCGAATACCACTGCTCCTTCACCGATAGCCTCCCTCTTTCGCCGAATTAACTCGGCTCTCGCAATGGGTCCCAAGCCCTTGCCTACCTGCCTTAACTTAGGCATGCCAGGGCACTGGTTGACCAAAACCCTCCAGAGAAACGCCTCCACGGGATGCAAGTACCTTGCCAACTCCAGATTAAACCTAGCCGACCTAGCCATAATCATCCTTGGCTTGGTTGGTGCTCGCTTGAGCGGGTTCACCTTCTCGCCCTTCACAAAAGATGATAAACGATAATCAGCTTTCGTGAATTCCGGGTCCAAGATAAGTGACTCCCAGGCTCTAGTGTACTTCTCCCTCATTGCCCCAGAGTACCTCTTGATCACATCAAAATAGTCTACCCGGTGGATGCTAGCGCGTCGCACCAACCTCCTGAACGTCCGAAACTCCGCACCGAGTTCGGGCGACCCCGGGTCATCCGGCGTCTCACCAAGAGTACGCCAGGTAAGTCCGGCCAACTCGTTATGAACGCAGTTGGCATGCACGGCGGGCGCCCAGACCCCATCAACCTGGGGCACGTGGTGCCAGTACATCCGCCGCTTGGCAGGCTCACAGCTAGACATGGCCGTAGGTTCG